AGCGCCGAAAGTGTTTTCCCCGTACCCGGTTCTGAGAATACAAAAGCCCTGCGATGTAGTGTGAGGAAGGCAGACGTTTCAATCTGGTGCGCCATTGGCTTATGCCGTCCCGGCCAAGCATACCTCGCTGTGATGGGCGACGGCACATTCTTGACGCCAAGATTCTTGAGTACTCTGACTTCATCTAAACCCCACTTGACTGCTACTTCATAAATTCCGTTTTCTTCGCTTACTACTTTACTCTTCGGAATAACGCTGTATTTATCAGGGTTGCGTGTCCGAAGCAACAACGCCTTGTTTTCTATGATTTGCATTTTAATCTCCTTTGAGCTTCAGTATTTCTGTTACTCCTGCCCCTCCACCTGTTCCCACCCACTGCGATAATTCGTAGCGTAGGTAATCATTACGCATCAGCGTTTCAGCAATCTTGTTCCAATCTTCATCTAACTCAGGGCGTGCTACCCATTCATAACCAAACTTTAAATACCAAGCATCAGCAAGCTGACTCGGTTCTATCACTTGTTGTCCCCTTGATTTGCTTTCTTGCTGCGCAGACGCATGTTGCTTGGCGTGGACTTACCGCCTTTGCGTAACGGCTTGATGTGGTCAATGTCTTTCCCTGCACGATCAATTCCTTTTTTATCGTACATACGGCGAGCGCGTTGACGCTCATGCTGATCACTGCCTGGACCAGACTTTCCGGTTTTAAGATCTTGTTGGTATTCTTTTTTATAGTCGCGTGCCATGACTGCTCCTAGTGTTTGGGGTTGAACTCACAACTTTTGACGGGGCACCAGCCGCATAACGGCGTAGAGTTTGGGTTCCAAACGTTGTGTTCAAAAGCGGAAGAAAGCTTTGACACCCGTTCTCTGTATCGCCACCAATAGCCTTCGGCCTCATCTATAGACATCTTGTGCTTAAACATAGATTCTTTAACAACAAACAAAAGCGCGGAGTTAACCTGTCTTATGTGCGGGAAGTGGGCAAAGACTAAGAGTTCCATTAGCACTAACTGATCAGTGTCAGGGTACTTGTCATTCCCTGTCTTGTAGTCCACCACCCATGCTGTCAGATTATCATCGTCTACTATTAGTAAGTCAGCAATACCACGTACCCAAGCTTCTTCTGATTTGAAGTCACACGGTTTGAGCGATTCGGTCAGCGCCATCTCATGTTCTGGATACTTGCGCCCAGATTTATTGAGCAGGGCTTCCATGATTGGCACCATGTATTTGTACTGCTCAGGTATCGGCGTGCCGTGACGAACATGATCTTCTGCAGCTTTGTGAACTTCTTTGCCGTATCGAATCTGTTCAGTCTCAGGCGTTGGGTACTTCTTCAGTATCTTGACTTCATGAAACCTGCGCGCGCAACCCTCAAAATCTTTGAGGGCGCTGTGTGACCATTTGACTTTCAATCGAACCTCGCGGAAAGAATTGCTTTGTTTAGCCGTTCAGAAAACGCAGTTACGAACTTCTCATCGGCTTCTAACCTACTGTTCATGTCTTTCAGGATTGCATGGGTCAACTCATGCCAGAACGTATCGTAGATTTCTTCTTTCTTAAACCTTACGTCACGTACGTTGCTGTGAGTTGCTACTTCGATGACAGCGTTTTTGTAATGCGTTTTACCCATCATACCTTTGCGTTGCATGTACTTAACCTGATTAACGCCGTACCACTTGCTACCTACCTTGATCCTCTTCGGGATTCTCACTTTGCATCTCCATAACGATTCGCATGCCCTATGTCTGCGTTTAATGGAATCCCCGGCATGTACTTGGGTTCCATAGTCATCTGCGCCAAGACCCAGTTTTTAGCTTCTTCAGCCTCCAACTCAGGGACTAGCGCCACCACCTCATCATGCACCGTCAGCACGCATGGATACCGCTTTTGAATCCGCAGCATGCCATCAGTCATGACGCACCGAGCCACCGCCTGAACGATGTTTTCAGTCAGTTTCCCGCCATACAACTTCTTCTCATCCTCACCATACGTCCACTGCATACGGCCTTGTTCGTCTGGTGTGCCTTTCAAATTTGGGTAGCGTAACGCTAGCCCACTAGGAAGAATAATCTTCTCTTTAGCAAACGTCAAGCATTTATGTTTGTACTCCATGCCATTAACCAGACTGCGCTTGATGAGCGCGTCGCAGATCTCCCAGAATGTTCTAACAGGAGCCGCCGCATCTCTGTATTTATCAATTATCTTTTTAGCCGCCACTGCATGAATTACCAACTCCGCGCTGGTGCATGTGTGCGGTATGTCTTTCAGGCGTTCTATGTACGGTTCGTATGAGATGAACTTGTGGTAATACTCTTTATCTACACCAGCTTGCTTGGCAAACTCTTTGTCATATCGAATCGGTTTTGCCCCGAGAAAGCCAGTCAACAACTGCGCCGCAAACGATGCCCAGCCCAGACCATAACCCGCGCCCAACAGTGCAGACTTGGCAGACTGCCGTAGATCAGGATGGCTATCCTTGGTCATGCCAGGCACGCCGAACATCTGCGCGCCAAACTGTGCGTAAGGGTCTTGGCCTGATTTAAAAATATCTAGTAGGACATCGTAGTCCGCGAGATACGCCAGCACCCTTGGCTCTATCTGTGATAAGTCACAGACAACAAGCGTATAACCTTGCGGGGCCATGATCGACTTGCGTAGGAACGAACCCCTTTTGAGGTTTTGTAAGTTAAGTCCAGAACCTTTTGACGCAGACCAACGTCCGGTGTGTGCCCCGTAATAGTTAAGGGGAACTGGGAGTTGCCCACGTTGCGCAATATCCAAAAAGCGCTGGGCACGTGTTCTCTCCAGCGTGGATTTAACGGACAGCCTCGCTTCACAAAGGAGCGCCACATCCTCACGCTCTGAGTTGAGTAACGCTTGGAAATGAGCATCGTTTTTTGCAAGTGCAAGCGTTCGCTCTCCTGTGGTCTTTGAAATCTTCGTAGGCGCATCCACGCCAAGTCCACGAAGCAACTCCGCAAACTTCGGGTTGCTGGCGAGTTCGGCTTCCTGCACATCAAGCCGTTGTAAAAGATCATTACGTTTCGTCGCTTCCTCTGATATAGCTTCACCAAGCATCTCCTGATCTAGTTCTAATACGGCATTGGTAAACATCTTTAGCGTAAGGTCTATGAGGCGTAGTTCTTTAGTAGGGTAGCCCTCACGCAAGCGATTGAATACTTCTTCACAAAGGTACGTGTCGTGCTTGCAGTACTCAGCAAGTTCAGCCTCAACTTCTTCTGGCAGATCAACTAATCCTGATGTGCTATGCACAGCCGCGCCCTTGGGTGGCAGGCCAAACTCGGCAGCTAACTTTGCCAAGCTATTACCCGCTTCTACCCCACGCAAAGCACGCGCCATTGAGAGCGAATCAAAGATAAAGCAGGGTTTGATTCCGTACACCCACGACAGAATGGCGACATCGAATTGTGCGTTGTGCGCCAGCACAGCGGTCTTTGACCAATCAAATGAACCTAGTACATCAGGAAGATCTGCATGAGATACCCAAACAATGCCGTCCACTCCGTAAGTTTTAATGCAACAACCAAATGCTTTGAAGCGTGGATCGCGTATGTATTGCTCCGTTGTCATCTTTGACAGCGTGTATTCTTTTGCATCCCATCTGGTTTCAAAATCTAGGACCAGTATCTGTTCGTATGGTTGACTCAATTTAAAATCCTATCCTTATGCATATCTTCAATTGCATCCTTGATGTGACCCATGACAGACTCCATAGCGTTATCTAGCATTGCCACGGCACTACCTGGACTTGTGTTCAGCGTGAGCATACGAAAGTCACCTAGTTTTTTGTCATACATAATGACAATTGCTAAGTGATCGTCGTTGTCAACATCAAACTTGTCAAACATGTGTTTGACTTTATCCATAGCTTCTTGCTTAGTTGTATCTTTCATAGCGTTCTTTCAAGTAAGTTTCTAAGAGATTTAAGTTCTCTTCGTTGATGACAAACGCATGTCCTTTAGCCTTTCTAATTTTTTCAATCTCTGCTTCCTGAATGGCTGTTGTCTTACCCTTTCCCGCCTTGCACTCAACAGCGAAATACTGACCGCTGTGACAACCAACAATGTCAGGAATACCAGCACGCCCAAAAGCACCCATAGCAGGGAAGAAATAGTAAGCGCCATATTTTTTCAGTAGCTCCGCAACTTTCTTTTTAACTTTGCCTTCAGGTGTCACAGCAGTGCCTCCTCAAATTCAAGTACCTGTTTTTTTCGCTTGGGCTTTGGAAGAACGATTAACTTCATCCAAGGCTGCATCCACCGCTTGGCTTCCTCCTTCGTCCAAAACATCCGCAAGGGACCGCACTCGTCCATCACCTGATACCTTGGCTCGTCGGGCGCAGGCGTGACAAATCCAATACAAACTTTCACCTTGGCTACCATGAACAATTCCTCCCTCACGCTCTCCATGCGTGCTTTGACAGAGCTTGCACCATCTAATCATCTTTTCTTCCCATAAAAAAATTCATTACCCACTTTACTTCGAGTTGCTAGTCCAGCAAAAACAAAATGCTCAAGTGCTCGTCGTGCGTGCATTTCGTTTGTTGGCACCCCAAGTACTGCTTGCTTAATCGTAACTAAAGTTTTACGTCTGTCAAAGTATTTCCAAACTTTTTCATACTCCGGCGGTATGTTAACGGGCATTTTGTTTATTCCATTCCTTTCTGTTTTGTTGTCCAACCCACAACCCCGCGCACCGCATCTCTAGTTCTTCTGATGGGGGATCAGACTTCAGGGCGTAGTTCATACCTACCCTGAATCCTTCAGCGTGGGCCTTGTCGATACGATAATCAACGAAGAGCCACAGCACGCCAATGAGAGAGCCAAGTAACAAGATCTTCATTCTTCTTCTCCAAGATCACATTTAGCGCCAGCTTCATAACCTTTAGTCCATGCGCGTTGCCAGCACAGACACCACAGATCGTAATAGCCACCACCGAGAGGAAACTTAAACTCTGGATCGTTGTGCATTTCAAACAAATCCTTCACATCTTTGCGTTTAATAAAGGCTTCCCAAGACTTGTCACGGTCAATGTTTTTTAGGGGGATGTCATCAAACAGTCCTTTTTTCATGTGTTCTTCTCCTTTAGTTCACGGTCTGTCATCACATCCTCCGCTGACAGTTAAACGCTTGCGTACCTACACGAAATGACCCTGAGTAACGGCAATCTTCAATGATGTCCGTCTGTCTATACAACACTCCTATCAGTATCCCAAGCACTAGCGCAATCACAACACCAAGAGACTCGGCCCATACGGCTTTGATCCAAGCCTTCATCTTCCTCCATTCGATTAGTGGGTGTCCGTTCATGGCTGGCTCCCTTCCCAATCGGTCAGATACTTCATGCCTTGTTCGGTTACTTGGATGTAGCACTTGCGCCCGTCTTTATCGTTGTCGTGTTTAACTTCTCGCACAAAGCCAAGCTTTTTGAGTTGTCCCAATTTTTTATGGGTTGTAGCTGGTGACGATACTTTGTCTTTGGCGCACTCGTCAACAATGGTCTGCGTGGGTGTTGGCTTGGGGAAATCGCTCAACAGATCTAACACGCAGTCCATTACAAAGTCAGACGCTGTGCTTCGTTGCAACTGCAAAACTTTTAGTGGTCTCATATCTAGCCTCAGAAGTTAAACTTGTCCATAATCTCAGCAACCTGAGTCCTAACTTCCGTCCGAGCGTCATCATGCTTACGCAGATCATCGACATCAACACTACGCAAGACAGACTCCAGCTTGGCACGAGCAGCCTCCAAGTCAGGGTCGTTGGTCAAGTTCAGAGCAACGAGAGCCTCACACAACTCCAGCCCACCCTCGACGAGCGAGTTATGGATGCGAGACTTCGACACCTTGCCATTGATCTCCTCTACCTTCAGACGCTCCATCATGCGCTCCAGATGCGACTTCAAACGATCTCGTGCATCCTTCATCGCTGACTCAATGCGCTCATCAGCTAACTTAGCCAGCTTGGCCTGCAGTTCTTCCTGCGCTTCGTTACCAACATCTACACGAAAGTCACCAGCTTTGGGCACAGGCATGTAGTTCAGACGGAAGTCAAACTTGCGCGAGATAGCATCAGCCGTTGGGTATTCGTATCTGTTAAACATGTCACCAAGAGCCATAGCCTGCGCCGTAATCAGCGTGGGGTAAACATCCACAAACTTGTTAACCAACTCTGTGAACTCGTCTTGGTATTGACCCATGCGATCATTGAACTTCATAAAACTTTTCGTGGGCAAGAGCCGGATGCCTGTATCAGACCACGGCAGAGTATTCTCATAAACATACAAACGGATGGCACCAACTAACTGTTGGATAACTTCTAACTCTTGACGGCCAGCCAGCAAGTGTTTGTTGACACGCGCGGCGTCTTTAGCAACGGCGCCTTTGCCGTAAATAACTTCGTCAGTCACAGTGCGGTCAAGTCTGCGTGCAGTCCACACGGATGCGTTGAACTCAACAAGCAACGAACAGGTATCAATGTTGTATCTAGTCATTTTGTATCTCCTTTATTTAATGCGAAAAATTTCAAGGTTCTTGCTTTTGTCAAACATAGTGGTGTAAGAACCTTTACCCCAACTAGAAGCCATGCGAGCAGTTACAGAACTGCGTAGATCTTCAGGTTGAAACTCAGGATTAAATGGAATTACAGCGGTCCCACCCACTTGTAAGTTTTCAATAAACGGTTTGTAGTAAGCGGCTAACGAACCATACTCACGATCAGTGCGGCGATGCCGTCTTGTTTTGCCGTCATCTATTGACCCTTGCTCCAGCAGTTTGCCATCCGCAGTGAGAATTTTGTAAGAGCATCCCAAAGCCTGAAGCGTGAGAAGTGCTTGAACTAATGCTTTTTCTTTTACGCCTCCAAATTTCTTGGGGTGTGGTTTGATTGAAGCGTTGCGAACATATTTGCGCTTGGGCTTCGCTTGCTCTGCTTGCTCTGCTTTTGCGCGTGCTTCTGAGCGTGCTTCTGCTTCTGCAAATCTCCTATCCATTTCTATTTTCGACTCTTCTATTTCAATGTTTCTGATTAGATCTTGCAGGCTCTGTAGACCTTGAGCGCGCATAATCTTGGGCTTTGCTGTGTACGTGTTGCTCACAGGAACTTTGTGAACTTCTTCATCGTCCAGCATACTTTGATATTTAAGTTTAGGCATTTGATTCTCCTTTACACATGAATGCGCACGACTTTGCCGTGCGTAGGTTTGAAATGATCGTTGTTAACAACGCCCCATAGTTCATTACTGCAGACCGATGTGGGGCATGCATCTAGGTAACCATCAGTTAACCAAATGACAGCAGTCGGTCTGTATTCTTTACTGGCAATATAAGTTGCCACACACTGCGGAGAAGTGCCGCCGCCACCAACAGGTTTGAGCAGGTTGGCAATGCCATCAAACTCTCCACGATTAAATACTTGTTCGCCGCAAACGTGCGTATCCCACCACAGTACGCGCACCTTTTCCGGCTCAGCTTGTTGACAGATGTTGGCGATCTCACCAAACACGATTGGATACACGCCCTCCATCGAACCAGACGTATCACAAGCAATTAGCAACTCACCCATTACGATGTCAAAATGCGTGGGCATCAAAATGTTATGCACAAGAAACCTACGATTGGGAGGGTTATACCGAGAATACTCGTCACCCGTTATTACCTGCTCAATGAATTCACGCAGAGCATTACGCCAGTCGGTATCACGCTTGACACCAAGACCAGACAGAGGGTTGTCGCCACTGTTGCTACCCGCCTGCATACGCTTCTGCACCATGTCACCGTGGTTGAGTGCGTCTTGAATCTGCTGTTCCAGTTCTTGCGGATCGACCTCTTCGGGAGTGCCATAGTGCTCATCAAGAGTCATACTTTCTTCCTGACTCTGAAGCGGGGGGTTCTTCAGCAAGTCCTGCAACACATCCACGAATGAGCGATTGAAGTACTTAGAATCAAGCAGAGGGACTGGATCGGTTGTGTATTCTATAAACTTGTGTTCAGGATCAGTCTGCTCGATCAGCCCATTGACCACATAATCCATCGCCATGTTAGATAACTCTGGGTACTTCTTAACAATATCTTTGTAGTCAGAGCAATGACGCAGGGCCTTGTGTAGTGACTCATGCAATTGAACGAAGCGCACTTGTTTACGGTTCTGTCTTGCCAAAAATTCACAGCCATAAAACACATCGATGCCATTTGTGCCTGCGGTTGGCATACCGTCAATGAGTTGCACATCACCCATTGTTACCAAGCCAGACAGCGTACAAAAGTTGCTGTGATTCATGATGTCGATATTGACTGCACGCACACGCTGTTCGAGCGTCATGCTGTCCCATGCGGAGTGTTTCATGTTGGCCTCCTTTTTATTTATTGGACTCTGTAGTAGATACGATTGTCGGTAAGCATTTCACCAAACTCATTGACAGAACTGAATGGCCCGATGCGATCAGACTCAGTGATGCGGCGGAGGAACAACGCTTGCATCTCAGGTTGCAGACGCTTTACATACTTTGTAAATGCCTCGGCGTGCTCACGCGTTTCGGTGCGAGTGATGAATTGAAACACTTGCACTTGTTGTGCGATTTTGTTGTTGGGTATTGGTGCAGTATTGGGATCAGAAAGAATAGTGTTGATAGGGGGAACCTGTTGGCCGAAGCGAATGTATGAGTTCAGTATCGAAGCGAAAGGTTTGCCGACTGTACCTTCCAACGCTTTCTGCAAAGTCTCCGCATCTAGTTTGTCCATCACATCCAAGATGTCAGAGGCCGCGTGCATAGAACGTGGCGAGGCGTAGGCATCTTGCACGATGCGCGGGTTAAAGATGCTGGGGTTATCTTTGGTCAGGTCTTTGTTCTCGTGCTTGCCGCCTTTCTCGTAGTCCAAGAACGAATCAAAGACCATCGGATACTCCTGTACACACGCAAGCATGATGGGATTCAAGCGGAAGGGGATGGCAAACTCGTTGAGCCATTCGAGCAACGTAGCCTTACGCATCTTGACTACAATGAGACGGTTGCGTAGGTGTGCCTGCAGTATGTCGCCTAGTCCCTCCACCGATAGGTTTGTACCAGCAAACCACACAGAACCGTCAGGCATACCCATCGCGCCCGCGCGGCGCTCGTAGAGGATCGGGGCGATCATGTTCTTGACGTACTGCGGAACCTTGGCGATTTCATCAAACATACCCAGCACAGGGCGTGCTCCGTTTACACCTAGCTGATTGTTCTTTGAAAGGCCAAGGCGGGCGTTGGGTAGCTCGGTTGATATGCCGTTCTCACGATCAAGGTCAGGCATGAACAGCGAGCCATCGCTGAGTTGTGTTGAATCAATGGGCTTGATCTTGATGTGCCCATCGAAGTCAGGATCTCTGGCTAACGTGTGCCACACAGCAGTTTTGCCGATGCCGTTTTCGCCCATGATTAAGACTGTGCGCTTGGCACCAACAGCCTTGATCAAACTGACGACTTGTTTATGGGAAAGAAAGTCCGATGTATTCATGGTTATGCACTCCTTTGTAATTAACGATTTATGTAAAAGATTTTACAGCCCTGTCAAAAATTTGACAAGCATTTTTCAGCCATTTTACTCCTATAAACGTGTTAACCGGAAGGAGACCAGCTAAAAATCTTGTCTGGGTAGCCAATCACACGCTTGATATCCAGCCAATCCACGTTGCGCTCGGTAGCCTCCCGCTCGTTGTCGTTAGGGTCTTCCCCTATGCGGACAAACTCGATGGCTAGGGATTCGCGGTCAGCCGGATTGTCCACATCGTTGGCGTCTTCAACCTGTTCAACGAAGTTAAACAGATGGTTCTTCACCGTATCTAGTTCGCTGTACCACTTGACGTTATCGAACGACCAGAATACGTAGTGCACCTGCCCTTGCGTTTTCTCCTGTTTGTGTTGGTTCATAAACTCTTTGTCTTCGTCAGGTAGTGCGCTTTGCATAAGTAAATCCAGCACCATCTGACACTCACGTTTCTCGCCATACATGAGCATGGCAACAGCAGATCGGTAGCCCATATCACTCATCCTTTCCTAAGTAGATACCAATACCAATTACCACGAAGATAAATACAACAAACCAAACTACATTCTGTGCGGCTTCATGCGCTGGCATGATGCACCTCCACTTCATCACCTAACTTACTTGCCACATAACAACGCATGGCGGCGATCAGGGGCGTTTGACCTGATTCAAATTCAGATGGGTTGATGCTGTTGGATTCCATTGAAGCGTTCCATTGTTGACCTACCCACAACTGAATCTTTTCCCGTTCAATGATCGGCCCACCCTGCGCCCAATCGACTGAGGGCATATAAGGTTCGTTGTGCGTTTCGTAATAGTCCTGCTTATCTACACCCTCGCACTTCGCCACCATAAGATCCAACTGCACACCGCTTAACTCACTCGTCTTGATCTTCATACCATTACCTCCTTCTTGAAATAACGAACTGCTTTAACGAAGTATTGAAGCGCAGGTTGGGGGCCAAACTCTTTGTTAACTTTGTCCACCTGCGCCTCTGCCTCAGCCACCGTATCAAATGCATACATCACCCATTCTTTACCCATGCTTGGGTCATACTGCATCACCAAATAAACGAAGTTGTTTGTGTCAGTCATTTCATTTCTCCTTTCAGTTGTTCACGCACATAGGTAATTAAATCCAACGCATCAAGCGCCACTTCCAAAGTATCTTCAAAATACTCAGCCTGATACTCGGCAGGATTTTCTAGATAGTTGGCTAGGTCTACTCGAATAGCGTTTACATCTGCTTGCAATCGGCGTAGCCCATCGTGTATGTTCTTTGGTGTGGTAGTCATTTGCTTCTCCTTTCGTAAGTTAATTATTGAAATGGTGTTGTAACTGATTCACTAGCAAACAGATCAGAGATCCAATCAACTGCATCTTCTGGTGTATCTTCGACAAGTGCTCGCACTTCATGTGTATCAAGTTCGTACCATTGAATGAGCAGATACTTTGCTTTCTCTGGATTGAAGCAGACCCAGTTCAACAAGTTGCTTTGACCTTTAAGATAGCATCGGTGCACATCACGAATGATGTCATCGTAATCAAATTTCTCGTACTCAGCATCCTGCACATTGGCTTTGATATCGCCAACATACGAACTGCCGTATTCGTAATCGTAGCTGTCGTAATACGAACCCCATCTGTTGGTGATGCCCTTGTGAACAAAGCCATGCTGAGAGGCAGACCATGCGTAGGTATTAGATAGCCACGCACCGAAATGCTCAACGCCAGCATCACGATTGATAACAGCGATGCGGCCATCGGCATGACATAGTGCAAACTTGTTGCTAGAACCAATCATCTCACCGAGATACTCTTGGAAGTCTTCGGTGAACAGCAAGTCCATGTTCGACTCAGCGATTGGTCTGAGTATGTACTCGATCATGTGCCAAGTGTCTGACATCTCTTTGCGTATGGGATTGCCCGCAGACAGGATGCCGTTGTGCGACAGCCATAGATCATCAGTGATGCGATACGGATGGCAGTTGGCTGTGTCGATGTTGCCATGAGTCTTCATGCGGTAATGCAGTATGCACTCACGCCCCTCGGCAATGTCACGATACAGCGCAATGGTTTCGTCCACGCTACCAAGAGACTTGGTGACATGGATCTTCTTGCCATCACCAAACATGATGCCGAAGCCATCGGGGTTGTGTGAGTAGAAGTCACGAAGAACTGCATCAGAGAACGAAGTCTCTGCGGTGTGGTGAATTAGTATGCACATGGTTTACGCTCCTTTTGATTATGGTTAAAGTGTTTCAAGTTTGTTGTCGATGTAATTGCGTAGGATCTTGGTATCGTTAGCAATCACAGGGTTGGCGAGGAACTGCAAGAAAGATTTGGTATCAAGCCTGAACCCGTAGCCTGACTGATCGCTACAGAAGTTGATCAAGGCATTTGCAAACTGCACCGCAGACAGGATCGACTCGTACTTCAGCGAACCCTTGAACATACGAAACTCAACGGTCTTGCGTGACTCGATGTTGAGTGCTTCGTATCTGTTGGTGTCAACACGCAACGCATTGCCTACTCGTTTGCTTGAGTAATACCTGGCGTAGTCACTACCGTACCTGCGAGCGATGGCCTCGATCAATGCACGATTGTCAGGGTGATTGACAAACGCCACCATCTTTGAGAGTTGCAACTTGGATAGGCCAGCGCGTGTTACATGGACATGAAGACCGCAAGTGCTGGTGTTGTGCGATGACAGGCCGCGCAACAAGTGAGGTGTCTTGACCCACTCCCAAAACGATGCGTGCATATCAAGACCCATCGGTTGCGTGATGATCTCAAAGCCATTGGACAACGAACCATCATTCTCAAAGAAGCAACGCTGTCCCACCTTGCCATTGTTGAGCGCCTCGTTGAGTATCTGCGCGTGTTCGGTGCGATCATTGCGTACCTCGACCTCAAGCTCAACGCCAAAGAACCGCTCAAAGCGAATGCTCTCATCTGATAAGTTAAGCGGCTTGGTTACATAGACTGAGTTAGCCTTAGTCCACTCAGATTGAATGGGCATGAAGCTGCCCTTCGATGAATGGTAGTTACCAATGATGCGCCCACCATACTCGTGGTGAACATAGCAATCTTCATCATCACTCCACGCAAAGTCTTCATCATCGGTATGAATGGTAACCTCACTACCATCCTGATCCATCGCAGTAGCAGAACTCTCGTTGTATACATACGAATCGTAGTAGTCTGAGTATGTGTAGTAATTCTCAATACACGAACGGCAGACAGTAGCGCAACTGTTGTACGGCTCGGTAGTTTCATCACGCGCCTCCCACTCACCGCAGTCATCGCAAGTCACAAACTCGTTATCAAGAAGATCATTGATATTATCTTTTTCATCAAACGCAAGTAAGTAAGAAATGTAACTGCGTATGCCACTTTGATACGAGCGTGCGATGTTGCGCATATGCCCAGTCTGTGAATCGAACAAGGCCAAGGCATACCGACTCTGCGCTTGGGTACACAGAAGCTTTAACCAAGCGCGCACTTTGTCATGCGATAAAGTAAAGTGGTTGTGCACCTTACCCAACAGGCACACGAGCAACGCAGGGCGTTTGTGCGCCATCGTATGCAATGCACGCAACAGATTGACCTGATCCCAACTCAACTCAGGGTTTGGGAAGGTAGCTGATTCGTGCGATACATTTGTTTCAAGTGCCTTGCCCAGTCTTTGTAGCAACATACTACGAGTATCGTTACCGTAGATTTCAAAGCTCATTTCACACCTCCTTCTTCCTTTTCGGATGACCATTCGTTATCCCATTCTTCACCACAAGCAAACAACTCCACCTTTGGCAGATCGTTCAGCACTAGCCACAACTTATGGCCTTCGTCCCGCATGGCATCAGACCCACCATGCAGTCGTTGCTCGATTCGGCGCAACTTTTCAAAGGCTTCTTTCTCTACGAAGTACCCTTCGTAACTCATCTGCTCTTCCCTCCTTTCAGTAATACGCACTCGCGTTTGAATCTCTGCCAGTCATCACGGCCAGCGTCCACAACAGCCACGACAACGCGATCTTTCTTTGGGACAGATGTCCCAATCGCTTTGCTCTTTGGTTTAACTTCAGTTTGTAATGCTTGCTTGGCAAGCAACAACACAGCAAGGTTCTCTGCTTTCATTTGCTTCTCCTTCAGGTTGGTGCGGTCAAACCCCCGCACCTTGGGTTACAGATTCTCTACGGCCTCGGGATGTGATACAGGAATGGGGCCAGCCTTTGCGTATGCTCAGCGGGCACAGCTTTGAACAGATCCCACAGCTCAGAATGAAACCGCTCGGCAATCAACTCATGCCATGCAGCGGGTAGTTTCGCCCCCGTCTTGGCTTTCAGTTTGAGAAGTTGCTTCACGCTATCCAGCATGACCATGTACCTCGCGCAGAACAGAGTCCCTGCTTGATCCTGTTTGTTTGTTCTACGGAAGTGAATGAGTTTGTTTGAGATGCGCTTTTCAACATCTCGCATGGATTCAAGTAATGGCACGAGTTCGGGTGCGGCGTTCTTCAAACGAGTGCGGAGTGTTTTTTCTGTGCGGTTTACTGCGCCTCGTATGCGGCGGGCGTTTACGCGTTCTTCGATCTTGAGCGGGTTCAGACCTTGGGTGACCAAGCGTTTGCGGTAAACCTCGGGGGATATATCAACCGACTTGCGGCGCCTTGCGTTGTGGCAGTCGTTACAATGCTTGCCTTCGTATGTCAGGCGCTTTTGTGAGGTTGGGTTCTTTGTCCACGCTCTGGACTGCAGGATTGTGGCGCGCCGAGTGAAATCAGAAAGTGGACATTCGCGTTTGCACGCTGGGCACCGCTTGTATCCTTGCTTTGGCTTGGGTGCATCGTTGTTTAGAGCATCTAAATATTTCATGAATTTCATAGGTTGTGTCCTGTGTATCAAAAAATGTCCTAGCGATTGGACGCGCTGTAACCCTTGTGGAATAAGGCTTGAGGTCATGTGTAGCATACTAGTCCAGCAAAATAGAAAATACTAAACAAACAAAATAAAATTTTCTTTTTTTCTGAAAAAGTGTGTCCATATGTACACCTCTCTATAAATAAATACTTAATTTATAAAAAGATATATATAGTATGACGCAAAGTGGACGAAGCCAATACGGGCGCGGGTTTGAGCGCGTCCAAACGCTGGGACAAAACGAGATAAGTGTGGACAAATGTCCGAGGGGGTAAAAAACACCCCCTTCCTATAAACATACTAATGGGAAGCACAGTTAGTCTTGCGGTGCTGTGCGTTCGAGCCATGTGGTGAAAGCGTAGAGTTTGCGTTCATCGCGGCGTTTGCGTTCGGTCTTGAATCGCTGAGAAACCTTGCGCTCCCGCTTCTTGGCTTTAGTTGTGTCAAACAAACTAACAACATCTTTGTATGTCTTGCCCATGATGTTCTCCTAAATATGTTGGTGAGTTTGGGACAGGCGTCCCAAACTTGTTTACTCGATACCAGCAAGTTTGCGAAACTTCGCACGCTCCGCATTACTAAGTTTGTCGTATGCCTGCACCAACTTATCAACGGCAGACAACACCTCAGCCTTGTTGCGTGCTCCGCCTCGCTTATCCTTGACACCGATGAATGGTGCAATGACGCGGTTCCATTGTTTCGTAGCCGCCTCATGCCTGTTCGCGCTCGTGATGTCCTTAGCATCTTTGTAGAAACGATAAGCCCCTGTCTCTAACATCTCAGCATGAGCGTGATAGCACTCCGAATGTTCCTCGGCTAAGTCTGCAACGATGCTCGCAGGCAACTTACCCCGCACGAGATGTTTCTGTATCTCGTTACGCATATCGTATCCAGCGCGCAGGAAGTTGCGGTAAGCCAAACGAATGGATGATTTTGCTTTCATGTTTGATTCTCCTTAGTTTGTTTGTGATAAGTAATTACTTCGAGATGATGCGATACGCAGGTTGCTTGCGATACAGCAGGAAATAGATCCTTTGGTAAGACATCACTTCTTCAAGGCTTGAAAAATACAAATCATTGCAGATGGCTTTGAACATGATTACTTCTCCTTAGTTTGTTTGAGACAGATGTCCCAAATGAAAAAGCCGAGCAAGCGGCTCGGCATCGCAACGGCTGGCAACCCTGCCAACCGATACATCTATTATAGCATTAACATTAGTTGCTATGCCTTTTGCCAACCTTGTGACCCCACCATACCCCGACCCCCCAAACAATGTAGCAATGTGGCGACGGCGCAAGATCACTATTCCTCAGCCACACAGCAACTTTTGTAAAAGGCCAGTAAAACTTACCCCACCCCCTTCGCCGCGCATAAATAAAGCAAAGGAGGACGCAAAAGTGCTAAAAATTTCTATAAAAATTAAAGTAGATTTTGTCAAACTTTTGACAATGCTGTTGGCGTAGGCAAAAAAATCCCCCATTGGGGAGGCCGCTGGGGGATCAAGGCTGAAAAAGCCAGCATATAAAGGAGATGCAAAAGTCCTCCCCTTGCAGGAAAGACAAAAGCAAGTATACACTCCGCACAACTGAGCGCAAGCTCTGCTTACGGGGACAGACCCGCGATGTTAGAACATTTACATGAAATAGATTTTGAGCCGGAGGTGCTGGATGCACCAGACGAAGGCTTTGTGCCTTTGAAAAAAGTATCCGCGCCGAATCTATTACAAGCACAGGTAAATACTGCCGACTGGTTAAAAGAACTTGGCGCAGAAGATGATGCGGCTGTGGAGCAGGAGGCACAAACTGCCGCAGCCCGTAATGCGTTTGCTGCTGTAACAACAGGAGCGCCAGATCCAAAGACAGCGTTATTGAATCTGAAGGTGCCCGAGGCCGTTCGCAAGACGGTGGCAATGCTGACTGCGTATGACTGGGAGTTTGTTTCGCAAGCCAAAGAGATACGCGGCAAAGCTGTGGCACAGCTTGTGGATGAGATGGATCACCCTGATGCCCGCATTAGGCTAAAAGCAATTGAGCTGATTGGTAAAGTAAACGGTATCGACATGTTTACTGAGCGGGTAACGGTCAAGAAAGAAGAGTTGGCCGACGAAGAACTGGATAAACGGATTAAAGAAAAGCTTGCGCAGCTACAGAACACGGTGGATGCAGAAGCCAAAGCCCGCGAAGAACGTAATAAAGACGCCGAAGATGTGGAAGTAGCTGAGCCAGAGAGCAAAGATGCAGCGGCTGAGTGACGCAGAGATAGCTGCGCTCTTAAAAACAATGACTCCGCAGGAGAAGCTGGAGTTTTTGGAGGAGCTTGAAGAGCAAGAACGGCGGATGAAGCTTAAAAAAGCGCAGACTTCAATGATTTCGTTTGCGCATGAGATCTACCCAGGCTTCAAAGAAGGCGCGCATCACAGGAAACTGGCGCAAATATTTAAAGATGTGGCGGACGGTAAGAAGAAAAGGGTGATTATCAACATCGCCCCCCGTATGGGTAAGTCGGAATTTAGTTCTTATATGTTTCCGGCGTGGTTTTTGGGGCAGTACCCGGACAAAAAGATTATTATGGCAACGCACACTGCCGGTCTTTCCGAAGATTTTGGTAGGCGAGTGCGAAATTTGATTGATTCAGATGAATATAAAGCAGTTTTTCCAGGTACTGTGGTCGCAGATGATCAAAAAGCTGCGGGAAAATGGTCTACCTCTGCTGGTGGTCAGTACTATGCTGTTGGCGTTGGTGGTGCTCTTGCTGGCCGTGGCGCCGATTTATTCGTTATTGACGACCCACACTCAGAACAGGACATTAAAGCTAATAGCCGAGCTACATTTGACAACGCTTGGTCATGGTTTCAAACAGGTCCGCTCCAACGATTGATGCCGGGCGGTGCGATTCTGGTCATTATGACCAGATGGTCGCTGGTTGACCTTACAGGACGGCTGCTTCAGTACCAAATTCGTAACCCAGACGCAGATCCGTGGGAAATAGTAGAGTTGCCAGCCATACTGCACGAGAACACGGACAACGAGAAGTCATTATGGCCCGAGCAGTGGCCTTTGGACCAGCTAAAACAGAAACGCGCAGCCATTGATGCTCGGTATTGGAACGCCCAGTACATGCAGCAGCCGACATTGGACTCGGCGGCGTTTATTAAAAGAACACACTGGCGCTTGTGGGACAAAGATGACCCACCGCGTTGCGAGTTTGTCATTCAGAGCTGGGATACGGCGCATGAAACCAAGACTTCATCAGACTATACGGCCTGCACCACATGGGGCGTTTGGTATAACGAGGAAGAAGGCGACAGGCCAAGCATTATTTTGTTAGATGCTTTTAAAGATCGGATGGAGTTTCCAGAACTGAAGGAAGTGGCGTTAAAGCAGTACAAGGAGTGGAAGCCAGATTCGTTTCTGGTGGAGAAAAAAGCGGCTGGTGCACCGCTTGTGCAGGAGCTGCGACGCATGGGCATACCGGTGGACGAGTTTACCCCCACCAGAGGTAACGACAAGATTGCTCGGGTTAATGCGATTAGTGATCTGTTTGCTTCAGGCACGGTGTGGGCACCAGATAGACGGTGGGCTAAGGATGTGATTGAAGAGGTCGTGGCGTTTCCTGTTGGGGAGCATGACGACTATGTAGATACGATGACGCAGGCGCTGTTGCGGTTTAGGAATGGGGGGTTTATTACGCTGCCCTCTGATGAACCAGACGAACCCGTGTTCTGGCGAAGCCGTAAGGCTGCTTACTATTAAGGAAAAATCATGGCATTTGACAAAGCACTAACTCGCGCGCCTATGGGCATCATGCAAGAAGCCGAACTCATGGAAGGCCCGGAGCTTGAGATTGAGGTTGTGGACCCAGAGGCGGTAAACGTTAGCCTTGATGGTGAAGAGATTCTGAGTATTGAAGAAGATGAGCAGGAAGAAGATTTCTATAAAAATCTTGCAGAGGACATGGAAGAAGCAGCGCTACAGTCAATGGGTAGCGATTTGGCAGAAGACATAGGCAGCGATCTCAACAGCCGTAAAGATTGGGAAGATACATATAAAGAAGGCATTACGCTGCTGGGCTTGAAGTATGAAGAGCGCACGGAGCCGTGGAACGGCGCGTGTGGTGTGTTCCATCCGATGATTACCGAAGCCGTGGTGCGTTTCCAGTCAGAGACAATCATGGAGACCTTTCCTGCACAGGGACCGGTTAAGACAAAGATTGTTGGCAAAGATACGCGGGAAAAGGAAGAAGCAGCCCAGCGTGTTAAGGAGGACATGAACTACGAGCTGACGGAAGTCATGACCGAGTTCAGAACCGAGCATGAGCGGATGTTGTGGAATCTGCCAGCTACTGGCTCAGCATTTAAAAAGGTGTATTACGATCCCGGCATGCAGCGCCAGATGTCCATATTTGTGCCCGCTGAAGATGTGATCATTTCCTATGGCGCTGCCAGTATTGAGACAGCCGAGCGTGTAACGCACCGGATGTATAAAACCAAAAACGAAATTCGCAAGCTGCAGGTGGCAGGCTTTTACCGCGACATCGACATTGGTGATCCGCCCAAGATTAAGAATGAACTGCAGGAACGTAAAGATAAAGAGACTGGGTTTAACAGTCTAAATGATGACCGTTACGTGCTGTATGAGATTCAGGTCAACTTGGACTTGGATGGGCATGAAGATAAAGAAGATGGCAAACCTACCGGGATTGCCCTGCCATACATTGTCACAATTTTAGGTGGTAGTAATGATGTGCTGGCGATTCGCCGTAATTTCTACGAAGACGACGAAACAAAAGAAAAGCGCAACCACTTCGTACACTATATCTATATCCCAGGCTTTGGCATTTACGGCTTTGGTTTGTTTCACCTGATTGGTGGGTTTGCTCGATCTGCCACCTCCATCATCCGCCAGTTGGTTGATGCGGGAACTCTTTCTAATTTGCCTGGTGGCCTAAAAGCTCGTGGCCTGCGGATCAAGGGTGACGATACGCCTATTGCCCCGGGTGAGTTCAGGGATGTGGATGTTAGTTCCGGTGCGATTCGGGACAACATACTGCCCCTGCCTTATAAAGAGCCAAGCCAGACGCTCTATAACTTACTGAATACCATCGTAGAAGAAGGTCGTCGGTTTGCCGCTACGGCAGATATGAAGATCTCAGATATGTCCGCACAGGCTCCGGTTGGCACTACGCTGGCGTTGCTTGAGCGGATGTTGAAGGTGATGTCGGCAGTTCAGGCTCGTGTGCACTACGCGTTTAAGCAGGAGTTGAAACTGCTGGCTGCGATCATCCGTGATTACACCGATGAAACCTACGACTATGAACCCGAGACAGCTACACCTCGGGCGAAGAAGTCAGATTACGACATGGTGGAGGTTATTCCCGTGTCTGATCCCAACGCTGCAACAATGTCGCAGCGGGTTGTCCAGTATCAGGCAGTAATTCAGTTGGCTCAAGCTGCACCACAGATCTACGACCTCCCGGCGCTGCATCGTCAGATGCTGGAAGTTCTGGGTATTAAAAATGCAGCCAAACTGGTGCCGATTGAAGATGACCGGAAACCTCGTGATCCTGTATCAGAAAACATGGATGCGCTTAATGGCAAACCGCTTAAAGCCTTTATGTATCAGGACCACGATGCGCACATGCAAGTTCACATGGCGTTTATGCAGGACCCCATGATGCAGCAAACAGTTGGACAAAACCCAATGGCCCAGCAAATTCAAGCCGCCATGCAGGCGCATATTGCCCAGCACCTTGGATTTAAATATCGCCAGCAGATTGAAGAACAACTGGGTATGCCTTTGCCAATTGGAGAAGAAGAAGACGAAATTCCAGAGCAGCTCGAAGTGCAGATTTCTCGTTTGGTTGCTGAAGCTTCCAAGCGCGTACTTATTGACAGCCAGCAGAAAGCTCAGGCAATCCAAGCCATGCAGCAGATGCAGGACCCGGTTGTCCAGATGCAGCAGCAAGAACTCCAGATTCGAGACAAAGAGGCTAATGCCAAAGTTCAGAAAGTTATGCTGGACGCAGAAGCCAAGGCAAAAGAACTGGCGCTCAGAGAGCAGGAGCTTGCGCAGCGTGCTGCACAGGCCGATGAAGAACTGCGGTTAAAAGCAGAAACCGAGGGTTTGAAACTCGGTGCAAATATTGCCAAAGACCGCATGATGGCAAATAAGCCCAACCCACCTAAAAGGAGCTAAATCTAAGTGATAAATACCTTCGTAGAAGTTCTACGCAAAAAAATCCGCGAGGATATGAACAACTACGCCGACGATTTGGCAGGCGGCGTATGCAAAAGTTTTGAGGAGTACCAAAAGCTCTGTGGCGTCATTCAAGGGTTGGCGATGGCAGAGGCCCATTTATTATCCCTTGCTAAGAAAGTAGAGGAATCTGATGAGTGATACGGCAGAAGTAGAAGAACAACAGAAAGCCACACAGCTACCAGAACCATGCGGTTGGAAAATTTTGTGCGCTGTCCCAGAAGTAGAAGACCGGTTCAGTGGTACAGATTTATTAAAGCCGGAATCAATATCTAGAGTTGAAGAACACAGCACTACGGTGTTGTTTGTTTTAAAAGTAGGGCCGGAGGCATACAAAGACTCAGCCAAGTTCCCCAACGGGCCTTGGTGTAAAGCAGGTGACTTTGTGTTAGTAAGGGCTTACTCAGGTACCCGGTTCAAAATTCATGGTCGGGAGTTTCGGCTGTTGAATGATGATCAGGTTGAAGCGGTAGTAGAAGATCCGCGTGGCTATACACGCGCTTAACAGGAGAGTTATAAATGGCAACTAACGATAAAGAAGAGTACAAGTTTCCCGATGAGCAGGAAGATACAGGTGGTGAGCAAGAGTCAGCTGTACTTGAAGAAGGCGACATCGAGCTAGAAATAGTAGATGACACGCCTACTGAAGACCGTGGCCGCAAGCCGTTAGATCGAGAGGTCGACGATGTGACCGACGAGGAAGTATCTGAATATAGTGAGAAAGTTCAGAAACGCCTCAAGGAGTTGACTCATGCCCGTCATGACGAGCGCCGCGCTAAAGAAGCAGCGTTGCGGGAGAAGGAGGAGGCTGCTCGGGTAGCCCAGCAACTGTTTGAAGAAAACAAAAAACTTCGGGAACAGTTCAACGCTACAGCCAAAATTAGCTCAACGGCGTTCCAGTCCAAAGCCGAGGCCGAGATGCAAATTGCTCGGCAGAAGCTAAAAGAAGCTCAGGAATCCTACGACACCGACCAAATTATTGCAGCGCAAGAAGAGCTGGCTGCTGCTCGGTACCGGCTAGAGCAGGCAAAAGCTTTTTCACCAAAAGCTTTACAAATCCCAGAATCTGATGTATATAGTTCCCCAACGCCACAGCAATCCCCTGTGCGAGTTGATGAAAAAGCAGCTCGCTGGCAAGCGCAGAACCGATGGTTCGGCCCGGATGAAGAGATGACCAGTCTCGCGCTAGCGGTGCATAAAAAGCTGGTCGATGGGGGTGTAGACCCCCGCAGTGATGAATATTACGAGCGAATTGACGCTCGCATGCGTGAAGTGTTTCCCGATTATTTCGGAGAGACGCGGAAGGAACCGAAACGTCCGGCAACCGTAGTTGCTGCTCCTACCCGTACTGCGGGTAAGAAAAAAGTGCAGTTGACCAAAACTCAAGAAGCTTTGGCGCGGCGCTTAGGTCTTACCAATGAACAGTATGCCAAAGAAGTACTGAAATTAAATAACTCGGAGTCCTAACCATGTCTGAAAGAATTAGTCGTGACGGTGCGCAAGAGCGCACACCCAGAAACCTTCAAACTCGTGAGAGAGAAGCTCGTGTTGTTTATCAACCGGCAAGCACTCTTCCAACCCCTGATCCTCGTCCTGGCATTGCACATCGTTGGATTGCCACAGAGATTCTGGGTCAAGCCTACGCGCCTAACGTATCCAAAAAGATGCGTGAGGGGTGGGAACCCGTCAAAGCAGCGGACTATCCCGAGCTAATGCTCGCAGGTAATAAAAATGGGAATGTTGAACTTGGTGGCCTCATGTTGTGTTCTATGCCAGAAGAACTGGCTCGGTCACGCAATGAGTACTACCAGCGTCAAGCCCAAGCTCAAGTGGAGTCTGTGGACAACAACTTCATGAGAAATAGCGACCCCCGCATGCCGTTGTTCAGCGAGAAAAAATCGACGACAACGCGTGGTGTGGGATTTGGTAATGGTTCTAAATAATCTTTAGGAGTTTTACATGGCTTATCCTACCATTAGCAAGCCGTATGGCTTGCAGCCGATCAATCTGATCGGCGGGCAGGTGTTCGCTGGTGCAACTCGTCAACTTGCAATCACAACTTCTAGCGTCAGCTACAACACTGCCATTTTTAATGGTGATGTTGTTCAAATTGACTCTGGCGGTACGATTATCAAGTCCGTGTTGAACGACGAAACCTCTGCCGTTGCTGGTGTTGTTGGCGTATTTGTTGGATGCCGTTACACCAACCCCGTAACTAAGCAGCCGACCTACAGCCAGTACTGGCCTGGGTTTGCTTCGGGCGTTACCGATGCATTTGCATACATCGTTGATGATCCTGATGCACTGTTTAAGGTTGTTTCCGTTGGCGCTACTGCCAATACTACTGGTCTTGATGTCACACCGCTTCAGCAAACCGTTCTGGGCAACAACGTCCAGCTGGTTCTGAATGCAGGTGATACCACTTCCGGTGATTCTCGTATTGGTGCGTATTGGAACTCTGGTGCCCCGACTCAGACATACGCTATGCGTATTGTCGATCTGGTGCCTGATACCTCGTACGTTTCTAGCGGAAACATTGTGTACCCCGAGTTGATTGTCAAATTTAACTTTGGCTTCCACTCGTACTACAACGCTACTGGTGTTTAAGGAGTAATTAAATGGCTATTTCACGCGCACAACTACTGAAAGAGCTGCTCCCTGGCCTGAACGCGTTGTTTGGTCTGGAGTACGCACGTTATGGTGAAGAACACAAAGAGATCTACGAAACTGAGACCTCTGAGCGTTCCTTCGAAGAAGAAACCAAGCTGTCCGGCTTCTCAGCCGCACCTGTCAAAAACGAAGGTTCTGCCATCGCTTATGACAATGCGCAGGAAGCTTTTACAGCTCGGTATAACCACGAAACCATCGCCCTCGGCTTCTCCATCACGGAAGAGGCAATTGAGGACAACCTGTATGATTCCCTGTCATCGCGGTATACCAAGGCCCTGGCTCGCGCTATGGCTTATACCAAACAGGTTAAAGCGGCTTCGGTTCTGAACAATGGCTTCTCCAGCAGCTACCCCGGTGGCGATGGTGTTGCTCTGTTCTCCGATGCTCACCCGCTGGTTTCTGGCGGCACCAACAGCAACATCCCGGCTGTGGCTACCGACCTGAACGAAACTGCACTTGAAAACGCAGTTATTCAGATCGCTGCCTGGACGGATGAGCGTGGCCTGCTGATCGCAGCTAAGCCCCGCAAGCTGATTATTCCGCCTGCACTGCAGTTCGTTGCAACCCGTCTGTTGGAGACTGAACTCCGCGTTTCAACCGCAGACAACGACATCAACGCGATCAAGAACAATGGCTCGATCCCCGAGGGATACGCCATTAACCACTTCTTGACCGATCCTGATGCGTGGTTCCTGACGACTGATGTTCCCAACGGTATGAAGCACTTTGTCCGTACCCCCATGCAAAACAGCATGGACGGTGACTTTGACACTGGCAACGTCCGTTACAAGGCTCGTGAGCGTTATTCATTCGGGTGGTCTGATCCGCTTGGAATGTACGGCTCTCAAGGGGCTGGTTGATGTAGGAGGG